TCACAAGATTGTAGAAACATTGACCAAGGTACGCAAGAGCTTGGCACTGCCCTGGTTAGGCCCTGATGCCAAAAGTCAAGTAACGTTTGAGTACAACGATGATGGCTCTCCTAAACGCATTGCCAAAGTTGTTTGTTCAACTCAGCACCACGAGTCTGTGGAAATTGACCAAGTCAGAACATCTGTTGAAAGTGTAATTCGCAGTGTTCTTCCTGAAAAATATGTTGATAACACTACTGAATTTTATATTAACCCCACTGGGCGATTTGTGATTGGTGGTCCTGATGGCGACACTGGCCTTACCGGACGCAAAATTATCGTTGACACTTACGGCGGATACAGTCCTCATGGCGGCGGTGCTTTCTCCGGCAAAGATCCTACCAAAGTAGATAGGTCTGCTGCCTACCTGACTCGCTACCTGGCTAAGAACATTGTAGCCAGCGGTCGAGCAGATTGGGCTACTGTGCAAATCAGTTATGCCATTGGCCTGGCACAGCCCATGAGTTTCTATATTGAAACAGCAGATGCCGCACAAGGGCGCGAATTAACTACATGGATTCAAGAAAATGTAGATCTAACACCAAAGGGCATTATTGAACGATTTAAACTGTTCCGCCCTATTTACAGTAGCACAACAAACTACGGACACTTTGGCAAAGACTATTTGCCATGGGAAGCCGTGGATTTATTCTAAGGAAACTATATGGGATTTTTCGATAGGTTTAAAAAGAAACCAGAAGTCAAAGAGACAGCGCCAAAGGTAGAAAAACTCAAAGCGCCGGCAAAGTCTTTAAAAGAAATTGCTACAGAAAAAGGCGAGCCATATGTGGCAATTCTCAGCATGGATGTAGATCCAGAGAACATGCATCAAGGAGCATTTGAATTAGATTGGAATGATAAATTTATTGCCAACCTGGTGCGAGCCGGATATCAAGGCAAGCCTGATGACAAAGACTCTGACATCATCGATCGGTGGTTTCAAAATGTATGCAGGCATGTAGTTATGGAAACATGGGAACAAGAAATGGCAAATAATCCTAATCGTGTAGTAAAAACACGAGACATTGGCGACGGTCGATCGGAGGTATCATAATGTTAATATATTTCAATGGTGATAGTAATGTAGCCGGTACAGAGCTACCAGAGACCACACACGGAATGGCAAATAGACTAGCCGAAAAATTTGACGGCCAGTACAAAACAAAATTTATCAATGATGCAACCCCGGGTGCAAGCAACGATTTAATTTACGAACAAACACTGGACTTTTTAAACAACCCCAGCAGTCCAAAGCCTGATTTGGTAGTGATTGGATGGACACAGTTTAGTCGTGTCCAATGGTTTTTGGTCGACGAATGGGGCAATGGTCAATTTTGGGAAATAAACAAAATTGGAGTAGGCATTCCAGTACCAGCAATGTATCAAGAACGATACGATCACTATGTTAACAATGTGCAAAGAGACGGACATTGGAGAATGATACAAGGTGCCTACTGGCATAATAAAATTTTTAATGTACACAAATTACTAGAGTATAAAAAAATTCCTCATTTGTTTTTCAATGCCTTTGAAGAGTTTATTTTGCCAAATGAAGTAAACAAACTTGAATGGGATAATACATACTTAACGCCATACTCTAGAGAGTTAATCTACACTGAATATTGTCAACGACTGGGTTTTAAAGAAATAACTCCGGGCTGGCACCATTACGAAAGTGCGGCGCACACAACGTGGGCAAAGCTCATGTACGAACATATTACAAAACACAAGATTTTATGATTCTTTATGTAAACGGTGACAGTCATACTGCGGCAGCCGAGGCAGTTAACCCTCATGCGTTTGCTATGGACGACGGACAGTTGTTTTACATGGGTCGTGCACCGCATCCTGAAAACTTGGCAGTGAGTTGGGGTAGACGATTAAGTGATGCGCTACGTGCTAGTTTTCACTGCGATGCCGAAAGTGCTAGTAGCAACACTAGAATCCTGCGAACAACAAGAGATTGGTTAAAAAAGATAAATCATTTGGAAGAAGTGTTGGTGGTTATACAGTGGAGCACCTGGGAACGCGAAGAATGGTTGATCGACGGAGTTTACTATCAGATCGGTGCCAGTGGCATGGATGATGTACCAACTGAACATCAACAACGCTATAAAGAATTTGTGGTCAACGTGGATTGGGAACAAAAGACCCAACAAGCACACAATGAGATTTGGCAACTACACATTGAACTGGAACAGCTAGGTGTCAACCATATTTTCTTCAATGGCAACAATGATTTTAGCAAGATCTCAGATCGGAAAGACTGGGGGAACAGTTACATTGATCCATACAGTCTCAATGGCACCTACAATGCTCGAATCAGAGCTGCCGGAATAGAAACAGTTACACCCAATTCATGGCATTTTGGCAAGGACGGTCATAGCTTTTGGAATCGTTTTATGTTACAATATATCAATACAAACAACAAAGTCTAAGGTTTCTTATGCGTTATGTGTTAATTGACACAGCCAATATGTTTTTTCGTGCCAGGCACACTGCTTTTCGTGCCAGTGATCCTTGGGAAAAAGTTGGGGTAGCACTGCACACAACGCTGATGAGTGCTAACAAAGTTGTTAAACGTTTTGAAGCAGACCATGTAGTGTTTGCACTAGAGGGACGCAGTTGGCGCAAAGATCACTACAAGCCCTACAAAGCAAATCGTGCTGTGGCCCGGGCCGCTCTGACAGAAACGGAAGCGGAAGAAGACAAAATGTTCTGGGAAGCATTTGATAATCTGACTAAATACCTGTCAGAAAGAACCAATTGCAGTGTGATTAGATGTCCCACCGCAGAGGGCGATGACATTATCGCCCGTTGGATCGCCCTACATCCCCAAGACGAACACATTGTGATCAGCAGTGACACAGATTTTGTGCAGTTAGTAGCCACAAACGTAAAACAATACAATGGTATCACAGACGAACTCATCACTGCAGAAGGCATCTATGATGCCAAAGGCCGACCTGTAGTTGATAAGAAGACCAAGGAACCTAAGCAGATTCCGGATCCCCAGTGGTTGTTGTTTGAGAAATGCATGCGTGGTGACACCAGCGACAATGTGTTTAGTGCATTTCCTGGTGTGCGAACCAAAGGTACTAAGAACAAGGTAGGTCTTACCGAAGCATTTGAAGATCGTAAAAGCAAAGGATATGCGTGGAACAATCTCATGTTGCAGCGATGGACCGACCACAACGGTGAAGAACACCGTGTATTGGATGACTATGAACGCAATCGTCAACTAATCGACCTTACTCATCAACCACAATCAATTAAAGACACTGTAGATCTAGCTATCATTGAACAAATATCACATAAAGATATTGGACAAGTGGGTGTACGATTTATGCAATTTTGTGGCAAGTATGAGCTTGTGCGATGTAGTGAGAACGCTGACAGTTTTGGTCGTTGGTTAAATGAAACATATAAAGGAGTTTTAAATGTTAGTAGCTAAAGTCGTAGCAGACAAGCAGTTTTGGATCTTACAAGAAGACGATCGCAAAGTTGGCAATATCGAAGCATGGAATGGCGGATATCAAGTTCGCATAAACAACCAAGTAAAGCAATTTAAAACAATTAAACTTGCGGCACGCGAATCAAACATTGTGTTTGCCGAAGAAAAAGTTGTGTCAAAGCCAGACAATACTGCTGTACACGGATATCCGGTAGCAGGTCGTTGTTACAATCCTGTGTGGGATGTGGTGCATCATTTGCCAATCTATACAAAAACATCCAAAAGTAAAAGTTGGTTTGCCGCAGGCTGGTATTCAATCAAACGTGGCCGCAATTGGAAAATTGTACAGGATCCTAAACTAATTGCATTACAACGTTATCCTTACCAAGGGCCGTTTAAAACCAAAGATGAAGTAACGGTGTAACCGCGAATGAAAGTTTCCGGTGATAAAAATTATTGTCCAGAACTATGGCAACGAGTTTTTATAGCACAATACAACGATAAATTTAAATTAAAACCATGTTGCATAATTGCAACAACTGACAGCACTCAAGTTGAATTAACAGATCCAACAACACTTTTTGATCATTACAATCGCAGTGCAAGTATTGTAAATCTAAGAGAACAGAATCTTAAAGGCAAGTTGGATCCAGGTTGCGATGTCTGTGTACATGCCGAACGCATCACTGGCACCAGTGCTCGAATTGACGCTATTAATCAGATGTCTCACAACGAGCCGCTGGCATTGCTTTCGCATGTTGATATTAATTTAGGCAATTTGTGCAATTTATCGTGTGCAATCTGCGGACCGCATTCGAGTACTTCCTGGAATCCTGTGTGGGAAAATATGTATAGCACTTTTCCAATCAGTGCATCATATAATAAAAACAATCGCCCGATAATTGACGACCCCGATTGGTTTAGAAATATTAAGAGCCTTCAACTTCAAGGCGGTGAAGTATTTTTACAACCAGAGTACATTAAATTTTTTAATAATTTAAAAAAATATAAAAATCTCAATGACATTGACGTGAGAATTTTTACTAACGGTACTGTGTTGCCAGACCCAGAGCTAGTTGCGCTACTTAGAGAATGCCAATCAGTCCATATATGGATAAGCATTGACGATATCAGTGCCAGGTTTGAATATCAGCGCCGTGGTGCAAATTGGAAAAAAGTATTGGAAAATTTAAACTGGTATAATGAGCAGTTTGATGATAAATTCTTGTTGGGCATTAATGTTACACAAAATTTATTAAACGTATTTTATCTCAGCGAGACGTACAATTTCTTTGATCAACACTATCCAAGATTTGTTATAAACAATAATCAATACAACAGCAGTACCGGGGTGTTGTCAATTTCGTATCTGCCGGCAGAAATTAAAACTGCTATTGTGACCAACAATAGATCTAATACAAAATTAAATGCATTAGAAAATATTATTACTGTCGACAACGGGTATAAATTCAATAGCGCCATTGAATATATTCAAAAATACAACAGGGCCACTGGTACATCTTATGCAGACACTCATGCCGAGTTTTGGCAATTGATTACCGACTACACCGAAAGAAACATATGATACACATTCAGAGATTTATTGAAAGACTGCAGGGGTTTGAAGCACGTGGTACAAGAGACTTTACCATGCCCATGAAGGATGCCAAAGACCTGCATGCAGATTTGACCAGATTGCTGATAACACTACAGGAAGTGAGAGAATCCACTGCGGCTGCCGCACAAGAAAGCGAGATCACAGTGGAAATGCAAGGCGGATCATTTTAAAAGTTCCTATATTTGTCATAAATAAAAATGTAGGAGTTTAATGATATGAGTAGACCAAAGCCCAAAGTTCTTTTAGAACTGACAAATAAAAGCACATACAAGACCGAACAGGTCCTGTCGTCAACGGGCGTTTGGGCAGTATTCTACGACGAAACTCCTATCAATCTCAAGACCAGCAACATGCTGGTGCAACACCCTGGACCCAAGTACAAAAAAGTTAGTTTCTCTAATCCCGGGCATGCTCATAATCTTTCAAAGAAACTAAACGCACAGTTTAAGACAGACAAATTCACTGTGGTGTTGTTAACACAGGGCGACAAAGTTCAGCCCGGCAGTGCGTGATAAAACAAAACTGACCCAAGCACTGGTAGCCAATCTACCAGAAGGATTCAACGAGCCTGCAGAAGTTGCGCTTAAAACTTGGTGGTCAAATATTCGTAAAACAGGCGGCATGCGACTTACCGAACATGGGTTTTATGTATTCAGTCGTGTGTTAGAATTAGATCACTACGAATTAGAAATCAAACCAACTTCAGGCAATCGACGAATTGTGCTGACACTTGACCGTAAACTGCAAAGCCCGTATTACATCAGAATAGACAAACGTATACCAACTGGTGTTTATATGTTTGGCAGCCGAGAAGCAGTGGCAGCTCAACTGTATGGTGATTTAGAAAAGTTCCTGCGCAACTATTGACTGCAACTCTGGTCGCTGTTGAGCCTTTTCTAATACGTCTTTTAAAAATACATTCTGCTGTAACAGATTATAATTGTGCTGTAAGCGCACTGGATCAATACTGCGCCGCGCTAGATCAAAGTCGGTCAACAATCCAAGGTTACATTCTACAGCAAGATCACATCTCCGTCCCGGATCCGGCTCTGTTTGGTAACTGTGATCAACAACATCATCAAACACATCAAATCCCATACTGGCCATATAGTGTGCTATTTTCCAACCTCCTACCCAGATTGGAATAGTTCCAGCATACAATGCCATCAAGGTCTTCTCTGTTACTATGGTTTCTTTTTCATAGTATGCAGGCTCGGTTATTAACGAAATACAAGTGGGTTCAAAAACTGTCTGTTGTAATAGATTATTATAGGTGTAGGAATTTTTAAATGAGCCGTTGCGAACTCCTTGATCCATAATAATCTCAGGTCCAAAAATATAGTTGGTAACAGGTATAGCATTAATGTTGTTTGTTTTCCATGCAAGAGAATGACAATAGTCGGTTAAGGCATGCTGTTCAATTAGTGACAGCAATCGACGTCTGTTAGATCTGGGCTTGTTGATCATAAAGTTAAATGTAAATGCTTTATTGTTCCAATTTGGATGTATATTCTGCTGTATAAATTCTCTATTTTCCCGGGCCAACAGCATGGGTAAACAAATGTAAGGATACTTTGTTAATCCTTCTTGTATGGTGACATGGTCAAATACCAATAGATGTTGTTGTGGATCACAGGCACTGTTTTCTAGTAATTTTTCCACATGATAACAGTGTTCATAGGGATTATAATGGTGATCTCGAACCAAAATAATTTCAGGACTAGATAGAATCTCGCCTGAGTAGGTGTAGGTGGGGCCGTGTATTTCAATCATTGGTTGTATTTACAAGTAAATATCATTATGACAGATATATTAAAAACTGTGTTAGGGTCAGACTACTGTATGTTTTATCACCCGGCTATGCCGGCGGCAGAGTTGACACCGATACAAACACTCAGTCAGTCGTGTACTGTGGTAAATCAAGCTCTAACCTTGTACGGGATTGAGTTATTAACTTGGCCTGTTGGTCTTCAGGATGAGATTGCCAGGCTGCTATGGGTCAATCGATTTTATCAAAATCTCAGCACAGAACCCATTAGAAAACCCATTCTGGTACATCGGCATCAAGACCAATACATTGTAGACTGCGGAGACACACGTTTAATGACTTTGCAATTGGCATCTAGTGCTGCCACAGTCAGTGTTATCATAACTTGTTTGGCTGCCGTTGCTGATCAATACATCACATGGCAACCGGTCACTGGCGATCAAGACCTAATTCAGTTGACACAGTTTGATCCGAACAATACCACAGTACTGGTAACCCCAACTCCGCCCGGATCAGACCATGCTGTAGAATGGCTGGAGATTGGGGACGCTAGTACTCGGCATCATCTTCACAGCGTTGATCTTAGAATCCAGATGATGCAACAGTATCTCCGTACACAGCCTATAAATTTTAAATTTACCAAGGACTGGGCCAAGATGCCTATAGATTGGTCAGTGTTTGTGTAAGTTGATGGGACCACTGATCAAACTCCTGGGGCCACTGCGCCGCCATTGATGCTAGTAGTTGTTGATTGTGAGTGGCTGCCTGCAGGCACCGAGCTTTTATTCGATCCACGTCCTGGGTCTTTATTAGTTTGGCAGTTTCTAAACTTTTCCATATGAATATGCGTGTTTTGTCCTGCACTTCAATCAACCGATCATAATGATTATGGATCACAAGATCTGACAAGGTATCAAAACCCAAGGTTTCCAGGTATGCCACGGTGTATCTGCCGGACAGCACAGTCCAGGGTGCTGGTGTTACCAATGCACGAAATATCTTTTCGCTCAGGGCCACATTGTTGTCACTGCTGTAGGTTTCAGTCACAATGTTGACATAGGAACGAGTGAAGATTACATCATGCTCAACTTCATAATTGCGGACGGGCATTTGGTCCGTCAATAGTTCATAGCTTTTTTGGTAATGTGCCCGATCTTCGTCGCTGGCATGATCCCAGTGTTCGCGCCAATATTCAAGAGCCTGCTGTTGGGATATTGATGCAGAGTCACCGGGACGGTAGCAATTGAAATTTACATAGCCACGGTGCAGATGTATTCGCAATCCAAGTTCCAGCATCACCATAAATCTGCGTTGATCAATTCGATTCACTGCAAAAGAAAAATCTCGCTTGGGCCACCATTCTTGATTTTGGGGCACGTAGTGATAGATTCCTAAAAAACTAGTGGGTAAACGGATCACACGGTACTGAGTGGGACAGGTAAGGTAATTGTCTGTTATGACTGTGGTATTGGTGTCATAGAGATAGGGCAAGTCTCGGTGATAGTCTGCGTTACAACTGCGTATGTCATCAACTAGACACACAATCACAGTGCGGTCACCTTTTCTCCATATTCTTGGATGACCGGGTGCAGTAAACCCGGCATTTTTTAGTAGTTGGTAAATTGCAGAATTGGTGCGGTTTTCGTGTGTTAGACACTGGCTTTGTGTCCAAATTTCGCCACTGTGTACTCCGTTGGATAGTTGTTGCATGATTTACTTAGTAACACAAATATCTTGAAAAAAATTTGCATTTTGGACAACCAGTGGGTTGACATTGTATAAATAACTCTATATAATACACACATGCGCCAATAAAAAGGCCTATGTAAAAATAAAGAAACAAAATGCAAACAAACTTATTACATTCTATATCAAGTTGTTCAGCCAAACAGGCCGGCTTCGTGCCCTCTATTTGGTCGGCAATTAATAGCATGTCATATGATCGCACACCAGAGGGCACCGGGGTCCAGGAGACCAAATTGTAAGCAACAGTTTACATTTAAACTCCAAGGACCCTAGGATTAAAAACCCTAGGGTTTTTTGTTTTAAGAAAGGAAAAATGAAGAAATTAGATTTAGAACAACGAATGCGTGAAGTAAGGTTTACAACAGAGCACACTCTGACACCAGAACAACGTGAAAAGTTGATTCAGGAAAAGTTGGAACGTGCTAGGTTGGAACTTGAAACTCGTAAACGAGTCGAGAATCAACTTCTGGCATAGATCCCAAAGTGTTAACAGGAAACGAGGTCCTGTGCCGCACTATAAATCGGCACAAACGGGCGGCGACTAGGATGGAATCCCTTGTGTGGGACTAAAAATTAGATCGTATTAAAGCATTCTTTAAGAACAGGCAGCCTAAGTATTTTAGAGTGCTTTAATACACACATTCCAAAGAGTGTGTTTTAAATATGGAAGTGTGGTCGAGTCTGGTTTATGGCTACAGTCTTGAAAACTGTCGACTCGCAAGGGTCCGTGAGTTCGAATCTCACCGCTTCCACCAATGTGTCGCTTTAGCTGATGTGGTCATAGCACCGGTTTGAAGCACCGAGGAACGTGGTTCGATCCCACGAGGCGACACCAAATTAACGTGTATCTCTGGTGTAATGGCAGCACCGCGGTCTCCAAAACCGCTAGTCAAGGTTCGAGTCCTTGGAGGTACGCCAAGTTTATTCCCGGATAGTGTAGTGGTAACACAACAGACTTTGACTCTGCTATTGTAGGTTCGATTCCTACTCCGGGTGCCAATGATTTATGGGCTGATAGTGATAATGGGAGCACAGTGGCTTTGCAAGCCTCGGGTCGGGGTTCGATCCCCCGTCGGTCCACCAAATTAATCTACAAACAAGGGTCGGAAAAGTTCTACTGCTTCGTTCCAAGTGTCTGCCGATGTCCAAGGAAAACGTAAACTAATACAAATTCTTTGTGGTGCAGGTGTGTTATAATACAGACTATGCGGAATATCTGTTCTAAGCAGGTAAGGTTTACCGGTTGTAAATTCTAAAGTGTTAAGCAACTCATACCGATCAAACGCTTTGTTATTTTCACCAGGATGTAATCCATTTAAGAACAATTTAGGATCATCAACATAGTTGTCGGGTTGCCTGTATCCGTAAAACAATTCTGTGTCTTTGGTATCCCACCATTCCATTCGTGCTAGTCCAGGAGTAATTTCCCAGTTGATGGCAAATGGTACATGGTGCCAATGGTCTGTTTTCCAAGCAATGTCAGCATGTATGCTGGATTGGTTTTGTTGTTTTCCAAGCAACCCAAAGTGCACAAAAAATGTAGGCGTCAACCCCAAGGTTTGTAAGATTTTTACAACATTTGGATTAATAAATCGTTGTACATCATAGTGAATTGTAATATAATCAGGAGCAACAGTTTTTTGAACTGCCATGTTGCTGATTTCTGATTCAACTAAAACATTGTGCGGCAAGGAAAGTTCTTTAAAGTACATATAAAATATTTATAAGTAGAAGTTGTAATCATCAAAAATTGGTGCGGTCCCATAATGGTATTGGAGCGGATTGCTAATCCGTCGAGTGGTGAAAGCCGCTTTCTGAGTTCGAGTCTCAGTCGCACCGCCAA